TAGCGCAACAAAGTGGCGCCACCCCTATAGTCCTATTTGTCAGCCTCTTCGGCTAGTCAGGTCCATACCTATAGGTAGGGCAACTTAGTTGCGTGAATTAGCGTTCAAAAGAACAAATATTCTACTGCGCGCGGCTCTAGCGCAACATAGTTGCAAACTGTCATGCAATTCTGCGCGACTGTCATGCAAAGAAACATGCATAGGAATGTAATGGTGTATGGCATAACACGGGTGTCGGCGGCGAGGTGATGCCCCCGGCGGGCGGCGGGGCCTCTACCCCGCGGGACGCGAGACATGATCCGACCGGCGCGGTAACGCGCGGGCGCCCTTCGCGGGGGCGGCAGAATGACGACGCGATGGATACTCACGGCGGCCAACGCACGCGCGGGGCAGCATGAGGCGCAGTAGTCTGCGCCATGCCCGAAACACGCGGACCTGATGGCGCGGCACGGGGACAGATCGGCACAACAAAGCACTGATATTAGGTGCGGTGTCGAGAGCGAGGTGGCCTAAATCGCCTCGCATATACCGGAAACGGCCTTGCTAGGGCGCGGCATCACCGCACACCTAGCAAGGATCACCACCATGAAAAATGAACACTCCAAAGGTGCCGCCCGCTGGTCAGACGGCATCGGTTCACATGAACCTCATCCCCTTCCTGTTGGCCCTAGCAAGGCTCAAATCAGAGCCGAAACGGCGCACCTAGTTGCCGAGTATTACGCGCGCAAGAACGCGCCTATCCGCGTTATCAGAACCCCTAGCGTCTAAACCCGTCCTATCCGCTGCGCCCTAGCAGGGCCGTTTCCACCAGTTAGCCCGACACACTGTTAGGCTGATTGGTCTGCCGGACGCTGTACTGCAGCGTCTTGCGGACCAATCACGGTCCACCACCACCTAGAAAGGATTAAACAGTGACAATCAATAGCACATTATTGGCGTCGGCTAGCTGGGACAACAAGTTCTCGAATTATCAGGATATTGGGTTATTCCCCAATGTCCTCAACCGCGTATGCATCTTTGGATATTCCCGCACAGGGAAATCCACATTGGTGCATAGACGCACGAAATCGGAACGGGTGACATTCCACAACGCGATGCCGATTGATGATCTTATCGGCGGCATGGCACTTGTGGATGGCCGTACCGTATGGATGGACGGTCCAGCAGTGCGCGCCTTGAAGCATGGGCGCGTCCTGCAGATCGATGAGGGCAATAACGTGCCGCCGGAATGTGAAACAATGCTCTACGCATTGATGGATGATCCGGCAGCAATCACGTTGCCAACGGGTGAACGGGTGACGGCCGCACCAGGGTATGGCGTGGTCATGACCATGAACCCCGATCCTACCTGTCTGCCTCATCCGATCTATGATCGGTTTGACATCTATCTTAAGGCAATCACCTTAAGTAATGGGACCAAGCAGGCATTGGGACCGTTCACTAAAAACGCCGAAAGCGTCATCTCTTTCGGACAGCCAGCCCTCAAATGGGATCGGCCAGCAAGCGTCAATGCTTTCTTGGCCGCCAACAAAATGAGGATAGTCGGCATGCCCGACGAAAAGATATGCGAAGTTCTCGGTTGGGAAGGACAGCACAAAACTGACTTTCTCACCGCGATTGCGGTGGCCGCGTAATGTGGCGCGAGAACCGGCAATCAATCCTGATTGCCGGTATTCCTTCGAAGCGCATGCTTCGCGGGGGTACCAAGCATATTGAGCACGATGACCATACGGCCCGCACTGATTTCGACCAGACTGGCGAAATCCTCGGACTTCATACGCCTCAGGATGCTTTCCGTCGCGTGCATGAGTTGATGCACGCGAACCATAGCTATCCAGCTCGTATGCTCAAGGAATATGGCAATATCCTTGAGACTGTATGGAATATCACGGAGGATTGCTATCTTCACCAAAGCCATTGGCCGTGGGAAGGTAGGAAAACCCCTGATGATATTCGCAACTCTACTAGGAAATTTCTCCGCGATGAAATGAAGGAAGCGGCTGTTGTGTTGGCGGTCAATCCGAAGGTTCACGGGGAATGGCCAGATTTTGCCATGCGACTACGGCAGGTCGCCGTTAGAATGGGCCTTGGCGAGAAAAAGCGTACAGCCCTTGATAAGGTGGATTTTAAATTTGGCCAACGTACTTTGGCTGATCAAATTATCCGCCTTATTGAATATGGCGACAGGGCTCAGGCCGCCCATCAAATGCAGACAATCTTCTTTGACCCCCCGAAAAATAAGGAGGAAAATGGGGAGGAAGAAGAGGAAGTTATCCGAACTGGGGAGAAGCAGAAGCCGCGCAGCCACGGTTCGTTTCAACCCCCAATGGAGATCATCAACCTTCCGCTGACGGAAGTAATTCCCAATGCGACTGTTGGTCATCGTCGGGCCACAAGCGGTTCACGTCTGCATCGGCCAAGTCTGCGAAAGCCTATATTGCCGCAACGGCTTTTCATCCGCCGTTCACCCCGTGAAGCAGGCGGGACGATATTGGTGGATGCTAGCGGCAGCATGGGCAGCTTTTCCGAGGTCACAAGATGGATAGATAAAGCTCCCTTTGGAACTATCGCCTACTACGCAGGCGGTAATAGAAAAGGTTGGCTTTGGATATGCGCCAAGAACGGCCGCCGAGCTCGGGAGTTGGTTTCCCCTCCGCGTGTCGGTAATACAGTTGATGGTCCTGCCATTGACTGGCTGTTGTCCCAGCAAGGCCCCCACGTCATGATCACTGATCGCGGGTTCTGCGGTTCCCATGACAGTGAAGCGCAAGTGTTCCGTCTTGCCCGGCTTGAACGTCAGGGCAAGGTCACGGTTCACGACTACGCCCACAAGGACGAATGATCGCAAGCTACAGCGGCGCCTATGGGCGCCGTTGTGTCGTGCGATGATCCTTTAACCGTTTCCGGTATAGCCTCATGGCAATGGCGAGCACCTATGGTCCGCTGTGTGGATTTCATTGCCCGCCGTTGCCAATTCGTTCTGCTTGACAGTCTGCCAAGCCACCCTACATGACATATGAGGAAAGGAGGTACAGTTGCTTAACCGCCACATCGCGGCCCTTCATAGGCGCCGCAAGAATATTGCCGATATTCTGGATAATGCCGCTAAGCATTTACAGAGTATCGCCAATCTCAATGTCGATATTTTGGATATCGAGGAAGCAACTAGGCTTGTGAGCTTAGTCTCCCTTCTCCAAAAATTGTCGGCTGACTTGACTCAAACCATAGCAATGGAGGACTAATGACGCCAAAGTTTACTCGACGGCACTACCGCGCAATCGCCAAGGCCATGAAGGATTGCAGCGTTCTCGATACCTTTCATGGCCGTCTACAGTGGAAAGCATGCGTCATATCATTGTCGCACCTGTTTTCCGCGGACAACCCGCGCTTCAGTGCGGGGAAATTCGAGGAGGCATGTAAGTGAACAATGGAAGGGAATGCTCCATCTGTGGTGACGCCATCAATGGATGGGGCAATAATCCGGAACCGTTTCATGGCGAGCATTGTTGCGACGAATGCAATGATCTCTTCGTGGTTCCGGTCCGCATGTGCCTTGGCCGCGGCTACAGTAATGAGCCGATACTTACACTGTTGGTTACCATTGCTGAACTCGGCAGGGCCATTCGCCGCGTCAATGTGGAGGCAAATCGTTTACATCTAAAAGTGGTGACCGAGAATGGCGAAAATAGAACAGGTGACAGTGCAAAGCCTGCATAAACGCGCCATTCCCATGTGCAGCAAATGCGGATCACCAGATGTTAGGTGTGAAGCATTTGCCACATGGAACGAACGCCTACAGGACTGGCGCGTAGCAGAACTCATAGAAACCAACCAAGTCTGCAATGCCTGTGGTCAGGATTGCGACATAAAATGGAGACTAGCGGCATGAGTAATATGGTGGACCTAGACAAGGTTCTGGCAGAACTGGAAACCTTGATGAAGATGGGTGATGCAGTTGCCAAGGCCGCAGCGTACACCGATACACAAAAAGTCATTGCTCCTGACCTAGGAAACATTTTTTCGTTTGCCCTCAAAACGGCATACGACCAACTGATCCGGCAACATGAGGCCGGTAATCTCTAATGAGCTGTAGTGGCACCCGTACAGGTGCCACTACATTAACAATGGAGGTAGATATGAAGCTATACCCGTTTTCTGAAGTAGCGGTAAATGCCGAACGGCAAATTGCCGCTGGTGCAACCATATACCAGCAATGGCAATGTGCCAGTTGTGGCGTCAAACAAACTATGCCGGACCCCAATGCCTTTTACACAAAAGGTAAATGTGAAGAATGTGGCAAGGAAACCAATATTGCGAATAACGGCTGCAATTTCATGGCAACGATGAGCAATAAGGATGAGGCAGAGTTCCGCAACTGGCTTAAGGAGTTCCTAGGAAATCCTGATGACCAGAAAAATTACAAAAAAAATTCAGAAAAAAAATAAGGCAAAAATGTGAACAAAGGAGAACAAAGTATGAACGAAGCGGAGCTGGCAAATCTTGCTGCGCTGTTGCGCATGGCAGCGGCCGACCCCCGTTATCAAGACATTCAAGGACTGTTGACAAAGACTGCATCGGTCATTGACCCCAATCCCCCTGATAGTTCTCCTAAAGCCTGGAGCGGGCGTTGGGCGTATCGTGACCCGCGAGATGGCCCATGATACTCTCCGCTGTCCACAGACAGCGGAGGCTCTCCCATGTTCCCAGGATGCGGTTGCCAGACACAATGCATTCCGTTTCCCGTTCCTGGCCCGCAAGGTCCGGTCGGTCCTGTTGGCCCTCCTGGTAGTCCTGGCCCGCAGGGTCCGGTAGGTGCTACTGGGCCAACTGGTCTGCAAGGCCCCATTGGTCCAGTTGGTCCTGCGGGGTCCGGCATTGTCTCACCACCCCCGCAAAGCATTACCTCAAACGCCACAGTCACCGGCAATTCTGCGATTATCTCTGCGTCCGGCACTCTTACGCTGACATTGCCCAGTCCTGCCACCGCTGCCGGTACATGGATTTACCTGAAAACCCTTAATGCCCAGATTATCAACTCGGCTGCGAACAATGTTGTGGCCTATGCTGGGGGCGCCCCCACCAATGCGATTTTCCCCGCGACGGCGCCGCATTTCACCATTATGCAGTCTGACGGCACCAACTGGATCACCATGGCTTACGCCTAATGCCTACCATAAGACAGGGCATTTATGACCTCCTGGGAAGCGTCGAAATCGACACCAAGGAGCTTGGCCGCACCCATGTCGAGCCATGGCCGTCTCAGCGTCTTGTCATTGATGCGGTAACTAGGGGATTACAGGAAGGGGTTCACGAATTTGTTGTTCTCAAATGCAGGCAGGTGGCCATTACAACTGTATGTTCCGTCATCGAATTATTCTGGGCTCTCGCAAACCCTGGAGTACAAGGAGCCATTATCGCAGATAGAACGGATAATCTTGAACGTTTACGCCGCATATTCGCAAGTTTGCTTGAAACGCTACCCCCGGAATGGCGCTCTCCAGAGCACCGACTTATCCAGAATAACCGCTCTGGTATGGCCTTTGCGAATAGGTCTGTCATCGACCTGCTTGCTGCGGCTAACAATCCAGACTTGGGGGCCTCGCGTGCCCTCAATATGGTTCATGCCACAGAATGTGGAACATGGAAATCGCTAGCTGGCGTTGAAAGCCTTAAGGCATCACTAGCACGGCAAAACCCAAATAGATTATATATTTGGGAGAGTATCGCTAACGGTTTTAATTGGTATTATAACTTTTGCCAACAAGCAAAATCAGATCGACATATGCGTTTTATATTTATTGGATTTTGGAGTAATCCAACATACTCAATACCAAAAGACGATCCAGATTATAAAGTATATTGGGATGGCCATCTTACCCGCGAGGAAGTCGAACGTGCCCGCTATGTCAAGAAAGAATACGGCATAACGGTCAAAACCGAGCAGATCGCATGGTGGCGCCGGGAAAGCGAGTTTCGCGCAGAAGAGTATATGTTACGCCATTATCCGTGGCATGAGCGTGAATGTTTTATTGCATCTGGCTCAGGTTTCTTCCCCGCGGCGCGGACGCTGGAGGTTGCCGAGCAACTCGATCCATCGCCGCCATACAAGGGATATATTTATCATTTCGATGAGCAATTCATTGCCAGCCGCATTGAGCAAACGATGGACCGTGATGAGGCCATGCTTAAGGTGTGGGAACCTCCCGTCCAAGGTGGCGTCTACTGCATCGGTATTGATCCTTCAGGAGGAGGCGGCGGCGACAGTGACGACCATGCCATTGAGGTCATACGCTGCTACGCCGACCGCGTCGTGCAGGTTGCCGAGTTCCGCAGCAACAAACCTCTCACCTATCAGATTGCTTGGGTGTTGGCGCACCTCGCAGGCAGCTATCGCGATCACATTGCCAACCTAGAGGTAACCGGGGTAGGTGCCGCCGTGTTGCCCGAGGTGCGTAATCTGCGGCAACTAGCAGAGCGCGGCATTCTACAGGGAGAGCCCGGCTCAGAGAAGATACTAGACATGATCGGCGCCGTGCGCTGGTTCCTATACAAGCGGGCCGACACCTTCGGCGGCGCAGGAAATGTCATCGCATGGAAGGCCAATGCCGACAACAAATCACAGGTCTACAGTGAGCTGCGCGACAGCCTGATGCTGCGCCGTTTGGAAATCCGCTCTCCCGCATTGGTGGCGCAGATGCAGGCCATTGTCGAAGACGACGGGTACATTGCGGCCGGTCCCGATACGGGCGAGAACGACGACCTGGTGTCAGCCCTGGTCCTGGCGCACCATGCGTGGATTGAGTGGCGCCGTCCGATGCTGGTGGCGCGCAACTTGACGTGGGACAGCATAAAGGGGCCACTACCGCCGCAGGATGCCTCTACCGTGCTGTCCCACGCATTTTCCAGCCACTGGGCTATGATCAATAAGAAGGCCCGCGTGAGGCAGGAGAAGTTCTGATATTGGAGATAGACGCCGTGCCGATAGTTAGGACCTACGGTTGCGAGCAGTGCAATTACCTGCTCGACGTAACCATAGACCCGTCCCAGTGGGATGCGCCGCCGCCCGAGTGTCCGGTATGCGCTAAGCGGACGTATCAGGAGTTTCGTCCAGTCGCCATTACTGGCTCCACGTCTACTCGCGCCCATGCCGTTGCCGAAACTATTGCGGCCGAGGATTATCATGTGGCAGATATGAAGCGCGAGCACCGTCAGGACGGCACACCCAACGTCCGCTACAGGGATCAGACATCGCCCGCGTTGTCGAGTACCTGGGGCGGTGTCTCGCACGCTGCGCTAGAAAGCGCCATCGCAGCAGGACGACATACCAGATTGAACTTTGGCTCCGGGCTCGACATCCTGCAAAGCAATATCAAGAATGGCACCGAACCGGACCTAATAGCAAATTCGAAAAAGAGGGCTCTTCGCGTATGGTGAAGAACATGCCTATTCAACTGGATGGCAGAATGGTCTCAACCAATATTGAGGACATTGGCAAGCTGACGACTAAACAGTTGATTGGTGTTAAGGAATATTTGCAAAAATGCCTTCGTGTACTGCCAGATTCGCCTGTCATTCACGGCAAGATCGCAGCAATAGAGCGAGAGGTGCGGTGGCGTGCTGAAGAATCTTGATGTAGAGGGCGATGCTTAGTCATCTGTGAGATTTGTGGCGCAAAGAGGCGGCCAGATGCTAAAAATACCAAACTCAAATAAAGATGGCGCCCTTGAGTTATGGGTGAGAGAAGTTATAGATGAATGCCTAGCATCCGTCGAAGACAGGGCAATGGTCCTAACCAGGGCGGCTCAATATTATTACACGGGTACCTATGATAGTAGAGCTGCCATCTACAACAAGACTAAGCCATTCGTGGACAAGTTGTCCGGCTTCCTCATGCAGCCCACTGATGTTCGCTACCAGATTATCTTTGACTCCGGTGAGCCTGATAATGTACTCGAACGGGCACAACTGGTATCAGAGAAATTGACGGCAGATTATCGCCAAACCGACAGCGACATCACGTTTGCCGAGGCAGTAACGTGGTCGATGATTAATGGCTGTCAGCTGCTCAAGCATTTTCCTAGTGTCGATGAGTCCCATTTCAAGTTAGCGATGGTTCACCCACAGAATTTTGGCGTACTAGGCGAGACGATACTCGATCTTGATGAACAAGAGGCATTTTGCCATGTTACCTATCCTACGATCAGTCGTCTTCGTACTATCCTTGCTGATCATCCCAAGGGAAAGGAGATTTTGGCTCGCATCTCTGAGGGCCGTCCAACCCAACAGGACGAAGAGCAACCTTCGTATTTCCACCAGATGGTGGTTGGGGGCCTTAACCCGCTTGGTGAGCCTGGGGGCTCGCCACGGTCAGAGGCCGCTGGCATCGTTAACGTTTTCCCCGTCCCGACCCCATGGAAACCAAACAGAAGAATATCCCCTACAGTAAAATTCTGCGAACTCTGGATCAAGGATCGTGATCGGGGCGGCGACTACACCACCATGCAGGTCGTCTACCCCGACATCATCATCGAGGGTGACGTTACCAGAAGAAACCTATCGCGCGTTCCGGGCCACAGCTCATTCATCAAAATCCAGCCACAGGTGACTCCAGGTTATTTCTGGGGCCGCAGCATCATCTCCGATGTGCAAATGCTGCAGGATGTGGTTAATAAGCGACTTCGTGATCTAAAAGTAATGTGGGACAGGAATGTCAATGCGCCTCAGGTATTCAGTGGGTTTACATCAATCACCGAGGAGCAGTATTACAAAATAATTAACGAAGGCGGGTTTTTAAATGATCCAAATCCTAATGCAAAGGCACAAAAATTACTCGATCCTCCACCACAGAACTACATGGAAGAGCTGCAGTTTCTATTCCAGCTCTTTGACGAAGCTAGTGGCTTCTCTCCTATCATGTCTGGACAAGGAGAACCGGGTGTTCGCGCTGGTGTTCATGCACAAACCCTTGTCCGCACCTCTTCACCCCGCCTTATTGATCAGGCCGCTCGCATCGAACGACAACTCGCACAGAGTGGTTATCTGAGTCTTCGCATCATGCAGGCCATGGATGCCCTGATCTACACGACCGACAAGGGCACCCAATTCACGCTTCATGATTTGCCGGACAATTTCCAGGTCCAAGTGGACAGCCACTCCGCATCCCCGGCCTTTGCCGAGGACAGCCGTCAGGTGGCCATTGCCTTGGCCCGTGCTGGGGCCATCGACGGCGAGGACCTCATCCATATGCTGCATCCTCCTGGTGCCGAGCTGCTTCTGGCCCGGCTGCGTCAACGCCAAAAGGCGCAAGCCCAGATGGCCCAGAAAGAGGAGCAGAAAGATATGGTCATGAGCATTTTGGGGGTCAAATCAAGGTCTAGTCAGGCAGGAAGGAAGCGGCGCTAGTTGCAGTAACCCCGCTTTTGGTATTACCCTGGGTTGCCTTGCAATGGGCGCCGCCCCTGCCAGTCCCCGCTACCCCTGTCCCCCAGCGCGGCAGGGGCGGCTTTTGAAGAGGCAGAATTATGGCATTTACCGATGCCGCTGATTCAGGACCGCAGGGGGCTGATCAGCCACAGGGCGGACCGCCGGACCAGGGCGGTGCTCCTGGTGGTCCTCCTGGCGGCGGTGCTCTTCCTTTTCTTCGGAGAGGTGCTCAGCCCAGCGCTCCTGGACCGGGCGACCAAGCTTCTGCCATGACGCAGATACAGAACGCGGTATCGATGCTTCAGGCGGCCCTGCCCAGCCTCCCACAGGGAAGTCCTATTCACACATCCGTTTTGCGCGCCGTGCAGCAGCTAAGCCGCCACATGGCTCAGGGGCAGCCCACAGCGGGTGCCCAGCAGACGGCCATGGGCGATACGATACGGAACATGCTGCGCAATGCGCTATTGTCCAAAATCATGCAGAGCCAGCAGCAGAAGCCGGGCGGTGAAGGAATGATGCCGCCGCCGCCAATGCCGAGCACGCCCCTTCCTGGTGCTTGACAGTTTGACAAATAGCTCTCATAAAGAGGACAACCTAAGATGGCACAGAATCGCAGTTACGACCCGCCAATTTCAACACCGCCTGAAACTCCGCCTCGAACTGTTTTGCAGGTGGACACGCAGAGCGAAATTTCCGAGTGGGGTGCGATAGGAAAAGTAGTGCCTAAGCCGGAAGGAGGAGTTAAACTCCAGCCAAATATCATCGGCAAGTCGAATAATAACTAATGCACAGAGACAGCAAAAATATACCCGTAATACTGCGGCTTATCATGGATGGCCGCAGCCCAAACTCGTCTACATTTCGGGAGATTGGCATTATTGGTGCATCAGCGCGACCAGCGCTGACTAAATTACTAAATAGTGGATATGTTCGCCATATATCTCGCGGAAGATGGGAAATAACTGAATTGGGCATTTCAGCCATTGCTACATTTGACACTATAGAAAAAAACCGTGGAGAAAAAAACAAGAAATGCGCCATGTGTGGAAATTTGTTTGGACTAAAAAAACAAATCAAAAAAGATGGAAGCAATGGTGGTTGGTATAGCACATCCAAATTTTGTTCAATGAAGTGCTGCTCTGAATTTGCATTAAAAAATGCAAAGGGATTTGTAGGCAAAACATATGGATATAGAATTTTACGCGGGAGATTAGAGCATAGAATTGTCATGGAAAAAATGATTGGGCGAAAACTGAAATCTCATGAGACAGTTCATCACAAAAATGGCATTCGGACTGACAATCGTCCGGAAAATTTAGAGTTGTGGTCTCACCATCATCCTCCAGGTCAACGCATGTCAGATAAAGAAGATATTTGGAGTGGGAACATTCCAGCATATCTACTGAATTGTCCAATATAGGTGAACTCATGCCGCGTGAAGTATCGGATCAGGAATACCAGTATCTCCAGGGCCGTGCCCAGGTAGCTGATTTCGTTGAAAGTATTTATAACGACCCGCAGCTTGCCAAGGAAGCCAAGGCGCTGATCAAGCGCAAGTACCCGCAGCTTCAAATCCCCGACTACGACATCGAGGAGCGCATCAATCAGCGGTTCGACAGCGAGAAGAAGCAGAGGGACGACGCGGACAAAGCCCAGAAGACCGCTGCCGATGACGAGAAGTACAAGCAGGCCCGCGCCAAGGTTCAGCAGGATTATGGCTTCACAGATGACGGCATGAAGGACCTTGAGAAATTCATGGTCGAGAAATCCGTTGGCGATTATGAGGTTGCCGCGACCTATCATGCCGCCAAGAACCCCAAGCCCAGTGCCACCGATCACTCTGATGGCCTATGGCACCACGACAAGGAAAAGGACTTCGCTGCGGTGTCCAAGGACCCGGAGGGCTGGGCTCGCAACGAAATCCTTGGCGCGCTACGGCGCGATGAAGAGCGCATGAAGGGCTGGAGATAGTCCTTATAGTAGGACTACAGGAGTAGGAATATGCCTATACTCGGGACCGGTTTGATTCCGTCAGGACCAATCGGATTAGAGCTAGAGGCCACTGTCAGAAGGGTTTTTGCCCAGACTGTCGTTAATCTTTTGTATAGGCAAAATCCTCTTTTAAGCCTATTGCTCAGAAATGCCATTCGCGCATCGGGCGGCGTGAGCCCATACACCCAGCCGGTGCAGACCGGCCAGTACGTCACGTCCTCGTGGATGGGACCATCTGGTCAGTTCAACTTGCCCACTGATGTGGCGGCCACCGTCAACGCCGAGTTCAATCTGTGTGCTCTGGCAACCCCCGTCAGCTCCCTTGGTCTGGAGCAGCTGGTGACGCAGGATGCCATTGCAGTCGCGTCACGATTGATGCTTAAACTGAATGATCTCAAGAACAGTGCGCTCAATGCCTTGGCGGTAGCGCTATTTGGCAGCAACGCCGCCAATACCGCAACTCAGATGTTCGGGCTGCTCGATGCTTACGATGACGGCACCACAGTTGCAGTCTATGGGGGACTATCTCGTGCAACATACCCCACATGGGCTGGCCTTGTGGTACCTGCCGCTGGGGCTATCCTTACTAGGGCTACTTTTATTCCTTCACTTCTTAAGGGAGTGAAGCACAGCGGCGGCGAGGCATTTGATTTCGTGGTAACAAGCATCGAGGATTGGACAACTCTGCTGACCGACTTCATGTCAGTCGAGCGATATAATAACGATCCTTCCAGCCGCTGGGGAAAAGATGATCCTGTTAATTCTGGGTTTAGAGGTTTGCTGTTGGGAGATACTCCTATTTTCTTTGATCTTAATTGCCCGGTAGGCACAGCATTTGGTTTCAACTCGAAATATATCACGCTCGTGATTCACGAAGATGCCAACTTTGCGTGGACTGGCTGGTACAGCACAATCCCTCAGGGCCAAATTGCCAGCGTCGGCCTGTCACTGACTGCACTTAACCTTGTCTGCTCCAAGCCTTCAACTGGCATGATCCTCAAGGGGATCACGGGTGGTCAGGCCGGGTTCCCGGCAGCGCCACCTCCGTAAGGAGAATACACCATGTGGCGCTTTGTACCGCGCAATACGCCATTTCTCACCAATATCCCGTGCAGCAAGGTACCGCTGCCTGCGTTCCCGTGCCACTACACCATTCCAGGCTCGCATCTGCTCGACCCGCCATTTAGTGCCCGGACGGGGACATTCCCGTTTCCACGGTTTCCGTGGGCATTCGAAACGGAGAGCCGGGCACCGGGAACGGGTCTGACGGGCGGTCCCGGAGTGCCGTGCTGATGGGTGACCCCGAAGCACTAGTTGCACCGCCGCCAGCGACCGGCACCGGCACCTCGACCGGTACCGCCAACCTGACGGTCAGCTCTGTCACGGGGCACATCTGGGTGCCATCTACAGTGACGGGGACTGGCGTTCCCGCGGGCACCATCATTACTGCCGGACCTGCTTCTGGCGGCGCTGGCGTCTACACCACCAGTGTCAACACGACACTCACTGCTATTGCACTCACCTTCACACCGTCTTCGACCACTCCGGTTTTCCCCGACTTCGTGCCGCCCTCCCCGCCTGTGGCGGCGGGCAATCCACCGCCGCCAGCTTTTCCGCCACCGTCAATCCCGGTTCCCAAGGGACCATTGGGCGGCCCTGTATTCAGTGCTGGGGGCATTTCCCCAGTCACGACCAGCGGCACCAACGTCATTACGTGGCCGGGGTTCAGGACAACATTTCCTGTACCGACATTTGTTTTCTCCAATGTCTGGACCGTTCCGACCATATCTGGCGGGGTGTGGACGACGCATCTCCCCGCATACACCTCTACGACCCTGTGCGTGTCGTCGGGCGGGTGGGGGCTTCCGGGTCCAACTGGGTCCGGTCCGGGTCCACCCAGTTCCCCAAATCCTCCCGGAGCGGGACTTCCAGCCATGGTCGTGAATGGCGGATTTGCCGTCGCGGAACCGACATGGGAAGGTTGGCCCAACGGGATGCCGCAGTCGCTTTCGGCGGCGGCAACGCCTCGCAAGCGCGGGCGGCCCCGCAAGGAGGCGTAATGTGCTCGCCACCTATCTCTCTGACACCCGTAATCTTCTCAATGATTCGGGCAAGCAGTTTTTCAGCGATCCGGCGCTGATCTCCTATATCAATCGATCTCGTCGCCGCATTGCGGCAGTTTCTGGCTGTCTTAGAGTCATGCCGCCTGGGACACAGACCGTCGCGAACCAGGAGACGTATCCATTTGCGGCTTGGAACGCTCTGGTTCAGGGGGTTGTGCCCCAGGCACAGTCGATCCTGGCGTGCCGATCGCTCGCCGTAGGCATTGGTGGCAGATGGCAGATTGACGAGAATGGTAATGGCAAGATCGTCGGTGGGTCCTGGAAGCCCATGTGGAGACGGCTTCCTTTTTCGGACTTTCAAGCTAGATTTAGGCTGTATGGGGGTACCTTTATGGGTATTCTGTCTGAGCCCGGTTGGTGGGCTCAATATGGCGAGGGACCGGCAGCACAGATTTATCTGGCGCCGATCCCGACAACATCACTACCCATTGAGGTTGATCTCACCGTCGTTCCCATGCCTCTGGTGACCGATGGCGACAGCGAGCCTATCCCCTATCCGTGGACAGATGCCGTGAGCTACTGGGCAGCGGTAATGTGTCTGTTACAGCAACAGCGGCGTGAGGATGCGGGGGCAATGGCCGAGCTTTTTAACACCGAGCTCCCGTTATGCGCGAGTGTTGTTTGTCCACAACTCATACAGAACCCTTACGGGGCAACCCTTAGATCAGCCTAGAGAACGCACCATGATATTTAATGGCGGCTATTTTATAGGCTTCATACGCCTCCTTTGCCGTATCAAAGTCTCCAAGATGCATTCTTTTCCCATTTACCGTTATTCTTGATCTCCACTTTTTCCATTTTCCTCTAAATACAACACCCCTATATCCGTTTGTCGTCATCTTTCTTTGATTAGTTGAATTTTGTGATGGCGTGCTATCTCGTAAATTACACCATTTATCATTTGAGCAATCTCTATCTTTATGATCAATTTCACCGGACGGCCATTCTCCGGTCATTAACAACCATATAATTCTTGTTGAGCAATATCGTGTTCCACGAACACATATTTGATGCCGTCCTTCACTATCGGTGGAACCAGCCACTTGCTCTCTCCACCACAAAGTTCCCGTATCTTGATCATATCGCAATAGCGACCTGACCAATTCCGCCGATATGTCATTACGGGGATTTGTACGACTGTATTTTGGAGGTACAATGTGTTTAGCCATAGGTCTAGCTCCGATAGATCATTGGTCAGGCGCTACGAGGGGTGACAGCCTCTCGTGGCGCCGCAAAAAAGGATAGCACAAATGGCTATTCAATCAAGCAATCCACCTGAAGTAATCACACTTGGGGCATGGTTGGGACTCAATCAACAGAGCCGTAGAGGATCAATAGAAAATTTAGAGGAGTGGTGGAATGAGAACCTCTTCGCGATAGGGCCTGGGAATTTAAGGTCAGTTTGGGGCCACGGTCCGCCGATCTACACCGCTCCCTCTGGCGTTCAAATACTGCGCATATTCTTTGGCTTTATCGGAGACGTTACGCCTCCGCTTAGCTCACCACCGCCAGGAAGATACGGTTGGATGTTTCTTAGTGATGGAACGATTGACCAAGTAGACCTCGACACACACGCTGTCACACATGTTGGTCCGGCGTGGACACCGACGGCGCCGCAATACTGGGCTAGCGCCGTGGTGTGGCGGCCGAAATTCATTGGCAATACCGGCAGCGGCGGCACCAACCCCGTTGGCACCAATGCTGTGTTGCTGATGCATTTCGATGGCCCGGATGGATCGACGGCGTTTGTGGATTCGAAGAACAGCCACAACTTTGCGCCGCATGGGGCAGCTGCAATCAGCGTGGCGCAATCGAAATTTGGCGGTTCATCCGTAACATTTGGCGGCTTCACCGATTATCTGATTGGCGACGGCAGCAATCAATTTAAATTTGATGGCCAGGATTTCACCATAGATTTCTGGATACGGCCTGCGGCGTACAACGAACAGGTGTTTACGACCAAACCGGCGACTGTGTGGCTGGAGATCGCGCTTAGTGCGACCTCGATCAACGTCATCAACTCCACCGGCACGCTCATCACGGGGACGGTTGCTGTTTCTCTCAATACCTGGACGCACATTGCCGTGACTCGCAGCTCCGGCACCACAAGGCTATTTATTGGCGGGGCCGTGGCAGGCTCTGCTGCCGACCCTAGCATTTACACTATCGCCAATGGCGCTCCGGTCATTGGCGGATTCAGTGGCTGGCTGGACGAGCTGCGCATTCTGAACGGAAAGGCTGATTGGACCTCGGCATTTACGCCACCTACAACCGAATGGACCACGTCGGTAGGGGGGACTGGCCAGAATGGTGGGGTTTTGTTCGGATCGCCGAAGGGACTCTATGCGTGGGATGGGTCAACTCTTTTTAGTCCCGGCGATCTGGCGCCGGACTGGCTGACAAATCAACAGGAAACCAATCCCGGCACTCAGATATTCACCATGCCGATTGGGCTTCCCGGCATTTTCTGCATGGAGGTTTATCAATCGCGCCTATTTGTAGGCGGCGAGGACGTAATCTCGTTCTCGGCGCCATCGAACGGTGCTGATTTCTCCACCACCGATGGCGGGGGCTCATTTGGATATTTCGGCAACAGGCTAACCTACTCGTACATGGATATGGCCGAGAGCGCCGGGTATTTATTTGTGTTTGGCGACAGCTCCACCGATCTCATATCCAATGTCCAGCTTGCCGGGCAGGGAACTCCCGAGGCTCCCTTTACCACCAACCTGAATTATCAAAATGTCGATCCGCAGGTTGGCCAGCGTTTTCCGCGTAAGGTTGGCCGCATTGGCCGCTATTTGCAAATGTTCAATGGCGCCGGTATTTTCGAGCTGCGCGGGGCGGAGGCGCGTGAGATAGGGAACAAGGTCACCAATATTTTCAACACGCTCGACACATCGGCCTATCTTCCGACGATGGCACCTGCGACGATGTTCGGCTTCCGGGTGCTGCTGTGCAACGGCAGGTTCACCGATCCGTTTGGGGTCACACGCAATCTGCTGCTGATGTGGCATCCCACGACGGGAGGTCCTGAGTTCTGGTCGGTGGCGTCTCAGAACCTGGAGCTGACCCATATCGGGGCATATGAGCAGGACTCGATCATCACGCCCTATGGGACTGATGGGACCAAGCTGTATCAGCTTTTTGCCACACCTGACCCGGCTCTTCTGAAGCATCTGGCCACCAAGTATCTACGTGGCGCCGACATGGACATGTTGACGGTCAAGAACTGGAAGCGGCTATTCGCTGAGGTCTATGACAATGATGGGCGTGGTGTTGAGATCACTGGTACGTTCACTGCTGCTGCGGGGGGTGTGGCCGGGGGCTCACAGGATGTCGGCTTTTCCCTGCCGCCGGGAGAGCGCTATGGCATGTTGCCTCAACCGATTGCTGGAGGAGGGATTGCCGGTGCATTGGACTTGACGAGCACCTCGCCAGATTTCACTTTAGAAAGGATACACGTCCTTTCGGAGAGTAGAACTCTTTACGGTGCGTGACAGTACGATTTATCGTTTGCTGATAAGGCGTTGCCCAACGAACATTTCCAGGTTCATAATTACCATCATTGTTGATTCTATCCAAACTCATACCTTTAGGTCTTTCGCCTATTTCGTTAATAACGTCATTATAAAAAACTACAACATCATTAAGCCAACTCTTGCATATAGTAATACCACGTCCTCCGTAATTTTTGTATTCCTTATTTTTTTTGTTAAAACATCTTTGAAGTATATTCCAATAACAATTATAGAGCGGCTTTTTAGATAGACCATGTTTAAAACCGACAAGACAACCACACGATCTTGTTCTCCCAGATAAGAGACCTCCGGCTAAGACAATCTTCATTTCTCCGCAATAGCACATGCATAACCAGCGCACATGGCCATGGCGATTTCTGCCGTCTTGAGCCAGTGGCACCAATCGACCGAAGCGCAAGCCAATGATATTTTTGGGACCGGACATGGCGGCCTCCTATCCAGGTTGCTGCGTCAAGTGACGGCTGGATGCTTCCAACATCCGGCCGTCGCGCACTCTAGCACTTGTCGAACCTCTTGTAGAGTGGCATTCTGAGGATGTCGCTCGATCCGACTCGCATCCCGCGAGGAACAAGAGAAACAAGAGGAGCAATACCAATGAACACTACCCTCACGACCTCCAAGATCGCGCCCGAGCTTCCTCCCAATCAGGTCCATGATCGCAGGCGTAGGCATCGTCGGGGCCGCCGGTAATGGCCAAACGGCGATCTCATCGTCTACGGATGACGAGACGGGCCAAGCGCATCAGGGCGCGTAAGCGAAAGCGTCACTAAAGGACAGCGACTTTCGCTGCGCGAAAGATGCCCGCTCCCCGGACTGGCCTGAACAATGCTCGTAATATGTTCAAGTCGCTCCGGCCGCGAGAAATCAGCCGGACGGGTGGATGGACTATGCCCTCCTTCCACCCCCGGCCTAATTCCTACCGCAAGGGCTCTCGTCATATGAGCCCGATGAGACGGATGAGGAGGTTCTGATGATTGAGGCTGTCGAAAGATGGACTCAACCAGAGCCAAATTCTGGATGCCTGATTTGGCTTGGTGCCCTCGATAAAGACGGATATGCGAGAGGCTGGATTGATGGCAAAACGAGACACGTCCATCGCGCCGTATATGAATGCGTAAACGGCGCAATCCCACCTGAGTTGGTCATTGACCACAAATGCCGCGTCAGATGTTGCGTCAATCCTGGTCATCTTCACGCGGTCACACAGCGTACCAATGTCACCTTGGGTGACTCACCCAAGGTGGCGAAAGCTCGACATGCTCGTGTAACTCACTGCCCGCAGGGCCATGAGTACACTAAAGAAAACACCTATTATTGGGCTAGCGGTGACGGCTATCGAGGAAGAGCATGTAAAAAGTGCACATTGGCCCGCCAAAAGCTAAGGAGAGCCAAATGGCAAGAGGTATAGATTTAGGTCCAAGGTCGAGAGTGGACCCTGCTGGCCGTATTCCAACCAGAACACCCAGCACCAGGATTGGCGTTCCCGCCTTTCGCGCCAAATATACCAGGGACTGCAGCCCCCACAGCTATGGTCAAAGGTACCGGCGGTCGAGGAGGGGGCGATGAGACGCGGGCGTAAGCGCGGCGTACGGCTACCCATGGCACTCTTAGGCAGAGGGATGAAAGGCATGCATCGAGGACGACGCGGGAAGAGGCGTGGCGGGAGGTACTAGTGGCCCGCAAATCAGGCCGGTATGGTCCGGTTATTCGCTCGCCGTGGTCCGGCGATGGGTGGCCGAGCGACTGGCGCGCATCTCGGTTGCGCGGGAAGGGGCGGGCAAAATCGCCCCGTCCCGGCGCCCGCACCGGCCCCGTTCGTGGTAAGCGGCGATGATGCGTCTGGCCGATATGCGGATTTACGAAAGTGAGCTGCATAAGGCCGTGGCCCAGCTGCTCGATGTCGTCCTAATGCCTCCTGCGGTGTGGACGACGTTCCCGGCGGGATGGGGCAGGCTGGGGAAAGCCACGGCAGGGCGGCTGAAGGGATCAGGGCTTAAGGCTGGATTTCCCGACATTCTCATACTTCATAATGCCCGCTGTATCGGCATTGAGCTGAAGGCCCCCAATGGGCAGCTATCCAGCGATCAAATGGAGATGTTCAGACGCCTGAAAGGGACCGGCATGAATATTCATATATGCCGCAACCAGAAGGAAGTCCTAGATACCCTGACCAGGGAGCAGCTGCCAGTGCGCAAGATGGTATTTGCCGCATGAGCATTAAAGAAAGACTGGAGCGTCACAGCATCCCAATTCCGGAATGTGGCTGCGTGATATGGACCAGAGCCCTCAGCACAGATGGCTATGGACAATTTTGGGCAAATGGACGGCTTCGCAATGCTCATATCGTTGCCTACGAGCTAGCAAAGGGGCCTGTTCCTGATGGATTGGAAATAGATCACCTTTGCCGGGTTCGTTGCTGCATCAATCCAGATCATCTAGAAGCTGTTTCGGACAGAGAAAACGTCATTCGCGGACGTGGACCTGCTGTCACCAGAGCCAGGAATATGTTGCGCCATAGCAATACATGTCCTCATGGACATGATGATCTAGTCTATTATTTACGAAAAGACGGCAGGATGCAGAAGCAATGCAAGACTTGCCAAGCAATCCGCCATCAAAAGAGGAAACATGTCACGAGAAAATCAATCGCCATGGCCGCGAACCCGTGCTGATGGATCGGAAGAAAGATCACCAACCGCACTTTTTGCGCATCCCAACGGGTATCTGAAGGCAAATCGTTCTGTGGCTGGCCCCCTAAGGATGGGCACCGCCAGGGGCGTCGGGCCAAGCGGCCCTTTGCTCGACGGCGCCAGTGACATGGGAGTAGACAGGGTCTCTCCACGTCGGTTCGATCCCATCGGGAACTCGCTCAACCGGGGTGGGGACCGCGAGAAGTCGCCGCTGATCTCGCGTGAGCTGCGAGGCCCAAGGCGATGAGCAGAAAAGGCAATTTGTTCAAAATAAGCAGGCGCAATCGAGCCGAGTACTACCGTGTCGCAAGCCACCCTGATCAACCAGAACGACCCGATGTTCGCGTTCGAGCACGCCATGCAGCACCGGCAGTATCTCGCAATAATTCCAAACCTTTCGTCGTTGAGCGCCGTTCCCTACCTGCTGGACCCGCCTTCACACCAAGACATCCCCGCCGGTCCGTGGCATCTGAGCCATCAGCAGGCTCATAACGACTTCAATGCTGCCCTGCC